ACACTCTTTCCCTACACGACGCTCTTCCGATCTTAAGTCAGATAACGAATCCCCGATAAACATCATCGCAGCGGTATGCACTGCCGTTGTTTGCGGGATGCCTTTCAGCAATTCTGCGGCAGCAACGGCATAACTCCCGCTGTAACTGAATGCAAAAATATTCGCACTGGCGGCTTTCAGGTCGTCCAGTCCCTGGCTGAGCGAGGACAGCAAACCGGCCCGTTCCTGAATAAATCCCGTCACCTGGTTTTTTAGATCTGTTGTGGTGGTACTGACTGCGGCGGCCAGCTGCGCGGCGGCAACACGCTGGGCATTCAGCGCCAGCCGGTTGGTTGAGACTGATAACGGCGCACTGGCTGGCAATACATCGGCTTTAACCGGCAACTGCATTTTTACCGTGCTGAGTTCTGCGGCGGCTGCGGCCATACGGCTTACCTGCGTAAATACCGGGGCCGGAAATACGGTGGACAGTTTATTCAGTCCCTGCATAAAAGCATCGTGGGTATTCTCCGCCACCATCATGACGATGACATCACCGCTACCGCCACCGGATAACAGCTTTTTAGCAAGGTATCCCAGCGCATTGGCCGGACTGAGATAACCGCCTGAATCGGTGTTCTGTCCCAGACCGTAAACCCAGGGATGCGCTGGCACAATTGAACAGGCCAGCGCCCCCATATCATCAGCAATCTTTATAACCGACTCACGCCACATCGCCCGGAACCTCCGGCCAGTCAATATCTGGCGCATCTTCTGGCTTAATACGATTAATCAAAACCCTGTATTTTTTCCACGCCAGCAAAAGCGCTGTTTCCTCTTCCGTTGCAATATCCAGATCAACAGCATCCTGTAATGGGGCAATTTTTGATGCAGCCAGCGCCAGAAGACTGTCTTTTTGCTGTGTAGCCTGTGTAATCTGTGCCGTTTTTTCTGCGTCAGCATCATGCACCCATTTTTTACCATTCCATTTAACAAAATGGCCTTCCGGCGCAACGGAAACAACGTCGTCAGGTAACTGACCTAATTCATCAATCGTGATGGATTTCCCGGTGAGAATGTCGTAAACAATTTTCCCGCGATGGTCTTCAACAAGTGACCATTTTTCTGACGCAGAATTAAATACAGCGACAAAACCGGCTTTCATCGGCGGTGGCGCAATATTGGTACTGTTAGCAGGCAAACCGGTATTAGCAGGGATAAACCCATCACTTTTCCCGATAAATTCATTTGTATCAGCACGCAGGTTATAGATGGTAATTGTCCGGTTTTCTCCGGTCATTTCAAAAGTCATCAGGCAAGCCTCACAATGTAGTTAAACGCAATATTTTTAACGGTATTTTCCGCATTTCCTGCGGCATGAACGGTCGCTGTATGTCCGTGATAGCCCATAACCACATAATGGTTATGCGCACCAATACCCACCCAGTGATCATGAGGGCCGATCCATGTCACATGAGCATGATTACCGCTTCCCTCAATGCGATCTCCCGCCGCCCATGAAACATTAGACGAATGCATCCCCAGCCCCTGACCGGGGGTATCCCGGTATGCAGACGTTGCGCAATAACGAAAGTTATGTGCGTGCCACCCACCCTCAGTGGAGGATTTATTGCCGTAGTCAAAACTGGTTGTTGGTTTTGAACCATAATCAAAAGAGCTGGTGTATTTCGTCCCCAAATCGGTATCGGAAATACTGGCTCCGTGGGTATGCGATATAACACCATCCTGTTCATACGAGAGTACCGCGCGACCGTTCGGTTTACCCTTAATCGTCTGGCCTCGCATGTCCGGGATAATCCCCGCAGGATAGGCAATCGCTAGCAATGGATAGACCGCTTTATCAAAGGGCTGCCCCTGCATTAAGGCGTACCCTGTCGGGGTAACATCCGATGGCCAGGGGATAGGTGCGCCGACAGGGTAAGAATCTTCTGGCATCCACGGCGTCCATGCCAGCGTTGAATACTTGCTGCGCGAATAACTGCGCGAGCTGTTGTACACACGATAAACCTGAGTGACTCCGGCACCTCTCAGTACCATCAGAGAACCCGCGCTATTCTCCGGGTAATTCATTGCTGCACTGGTATTGTTGTTCGCTTCCTGAAAATAAAGCCCCGGTACCTGGTAATCATCCAGATTCTTATTTGCACCAATCGCTATAACCTGGCCGTCAAAAATATCCCGTGAAGTGACATTGATATCTCCATTCAGGGCATGGCCGTTCACTTTTCGTGATGCCGGAACGCGGCCATTTGCATTCTCATTCACCGCTTTTAATGCTTTTGGCGTGACGGCCATCGCTTCGGAATCACTGTTCGTTTCACTGCTTAACCGCACAAAACCCTTTTCACTGGTTGATGCATCAGGGTGATTTCGGGATTGTTCATGCTTTTTCAGCGCATCGCTGGCCGCCTGGTCATTTAGCGTGCCTTTCGGGCGCAGGTCAGTGATATTTCCGGCAGCATCAATACTCGCCACCGCAAAGACATAATGCTGCACACCGCCCAGCACATAATCGGCAAGATCTGCAGCAACAGTAATTTTGCTCTGTACAGCCCATTCGCTTGTTAACGTCCCGGTCCAGCTCACATCAAGCCAGATTTTTGTCGGTTTCGCGGATACTGTGATATTGAAGTTTGCGGGCAATTCGGCACGCAATCCGGCGACATATCCCGCCCCCTTTGTGACAAAAAACTGATTGCCGGACTTTGCGACCAGATAGCCCGAATCAAAAAATGCCGCTGCGCCATACAGATCGATATTTTCCCGGCGCTGGCGTTCATCCATTCCCACCAGTCGGGCAGTAAAATCAATCTGCCATGTCTCTGCCGGAGTGTTAATTTCGGTCGCTTCCCTGGCTCCGCTGTATTCCATCAGCATGGAACGAACAAGAACGTTTCCCTGCTGACCGTCTGCGTTTTTAATTTTTCGTTGGGTCGGGGCGTGAATAATCATCGCCAGTGTACCCGTTGCCTTATTTGCCAGCCCGATCCAGTTGAAATCAAAATCGCCCACATCCGCCCCCAGGGTAACGGAATAAACGACAGAGTTTTCATTCACAACACCGGCTTTATTCACCGCCTGACGACAAACTATTTTATCTTCCGCTGGCGTTGTTTCAGTATTATTAATCGGCTTGTCAGCATCCAGCCCCGGAATATAAGCAAAAATAAACTCATCCAGCGTGACGGGCTGGTTATTAATTGCCTGCTGGGCTTTCCACTCTGCAAATGCTTTTGTAATGACGGCCTGTGACATTAATATTCCCTCTACTTCAAACTTGCGCTATATGTTGCTTCTGACTGGTTATTCACATCGCCCAGGGTGGCAGGCCAGCAAATATATTCCCCCTGATACCAGCCAATATTGATATTCAGTGGCAGGGTGTCGATTACTTCAAACTGGTAACGGCGGCATGTGCGCCCATATTTGCGAATGATTTCCAGCAGGAGATCGCCATTTTCCGCAACCTGGCTGCTTGTCACTCGAACGACAATCACGTCCCAGTCGAGTCCGTCCTGCCGTTCCAGTAATTCAACGTAACCAATCCCCAGTCGCTCAAAAATGGCAATAAAGCCCGCCACCTCTCCGGCCTGCTGCGCATTGATAAATGCGTAACTCACCCGCTTGCGGAAGATGTCGAGCGGCTCCCCCTTAAACCGATCGATGTCGCGCTCCCAGGCAATCAGGTTCAACAGCGGCTCAGGGCAAACCAGCGGGTCAAACTGCTTTAACGGCCAGGTGATCCACCCGTACACCTGCGACCAGAACTTCACGCTGCCACGCAACAGCCTGGCGGGGTCGCCTTTGTTCAGCCACGACGGCAATTTCAGACCGGAAAGCAACTTCGAAAACTCAGTCATTTTCAATCTCCACCGTTAACCCTGACAGGCGCGGGACCGACAGTTCGCTGACAATATCCGTTAGTGAAAAATGCAGTGAATCGACAACCGGAAAAGCCTTGTGGATCTCGCGGCCCAGATTCGAAAAGGAATAGCGCGAATAGGGCTGCGTCTTTTTAACGTCGTAATTGGCGTTCTCGCGAAACGCGCAACGAATCAGGTCGGTAATACCGGTTTTTAACGCGCTCAGGTCTTCCGCTTCCATGTTTTCCACGCTTTTGACATAGACAGTAACCGCCAGGGTGTGACTGGTTTCCGGCATGGCATAACACTGCAGATCATCACCGTGTCCGTGGTGGCCCTGGGTATTCACATAATCGTTAACCGCATCAATAAAGGGCTGTGATATTTCGCCGCTGTCCAGTAACAGATAAGCATTTGCCGTACCCGGCCCACGCGGGGCATCGTGCAAAAAGTAGATGCGATCAATGCTCAGGCCCAGCACGCTGGCAATCATGCTGCGGTAGATAGCGTCAGAGTGGTAATTCCCCACCAGATTAAACTGGTTGCGGGTGCGGTCGCGCAGCTCGTCGTCGCTTTCCTCGTTAGCCCCTGGCGTAATCAGCCATTCGTCCTCATTGACCGCGCTGGCGATTCCAGCTACTGCAACAGGTAAGATCCGGTAATAGCCTGGCGCAAGGTTATAGCCGCTGCCGGTGCCGGTCGCCGTGACGGGAACCAGCCCGCTTTCAACCCCGGCAGGCAGTGTCACGTCTTCATTCACGGCCAGCACGTAAACCACGCCGTTAATGCGCTCTGTTTGCACCAGTGTTCCGGCAGGCACGACGACCACATCCGCCGCATTCAGCTTGAAGAATCGCAGCACGCCAGCGGCAGCACTGGCCGGTTTAGGCTCGATATGAACCGCCCAGGCCAGCAGGCGCAGCATGGGACCGGTGGCAGTCGCAACAAACATATTGCGCAGAACCACATCGATCAGCGCCGCACGCAGCCATAACACCGGCGTGGTGACAATCTTCGAAATCAGCCGCCAGAAAGGTGACATTCTCGACGTGTTTGTGACGAACCCTTCCGCCTGCACGGTGGCTTTAAATGCCGCCGTAATTTCGGCCTCTGTCGCGGGCATCCCGCTGTCATTCAGTACCTTTTCGAAATCAACGTCGGGTTTCTCAGTCATAGTTAACCTCTGTACTGACAGGGCCGAAATCGTAGGTTTCCGCCGTGATATACAACCTCGAAAGGGTTTCTTCGGTGATCACTATGGTTCCTGGGACCAGACGTTCGTCGCTTTCCACCAGTAAGGACAGTTGCGTCAGCACGTCACCGCGCATTGTCGGGCTGCGTTCACCGATCAGGCGGGTGGTGATACCGCTTTCCAGAATGCTGTGAATAATGTCCTGGGTGATGCTGTCGCGGTTATCGCAACGGCGCGGCTCGTTGCCGCTGTCCAGCGTGAAATCGCCGTCAGTGATCAAAAGGTCGATGTATAACGGTTCGGTACTCATCCTGCGTTAAGCTCCTGCCATTCAGCCAGCTGGGCCGGGGTGATTCCATTGGGGGCGTTGATGTAGGTATCGCCCCACGTTTTACGGTTATCAACAGCGGTTTTGCTGTCGTTTTTAACCTGACTCATCAGGCCGCCGCGTGGGATGCCTGCATTAATTCGGTTCCCCGTCAGCACGGACGGGCTGTTTAGCTTCGATGAACCTGCAGCACTGTCAGGAATGACCGCATTTGCCGGAACGGCAGCCGCTGCCGGTGGCGAAACGGTTTTCAGGTCGATGTTTACGCCGGGGATCTTGTTTAACTTCTCGACAATCCAGTTATAGGTAGACGCAAAGGTATTTTTGAGGACGTCAAAAAGTTTGCTGAATACCCCGCCGATGGTTTGTGCGAACCCTTCAAAGGTGGCAAGCGGGGAAAGACCGGCAAAGAAATCAACCACCACGGCCCAGCCGTCTGTGATGGACTGCCAGACCTGCGCAAACACCTGGCCTACCTGTTCAGCGACCGACATCACCCAGGCAAAAGCCGACGTATCCATGATTGCTGCCGCCAGTTCTTCCCAGTGGGTGATGACATACCAGACCCCCACGGCCAGAAGTGCCAGCCCGGCAACGATCAGAGTGATCGGACTCATCAGGAGTTGCATTGCCGCCCCGGCAAACATGGTCGCCGCACCGTAAACCCGCATGGCAATGGCTCCGGCCTTTAACGCGATATTCCATGCAGCAAGCGCGATGCGGCAGACGCCCGTCCACAGCGCCAGTAATTTTGACTGGATCCACAATGCAGCCAGACCGATGCGCGTCGTCAGCAGGGACGGACGCAACAGGTTGAGCGTCCATAACAGGAGTTTCCATGCCCCGCCCAGCACTTTTGCAATTGCGGCCAGCCCTGTCATGGTGAAGCCAAAGACCCCCATCACGATATTGACCGCCGCCCCAGCCAACCCGAAGGACAGCACGCCCAGGGTGATGTAACCCAGCCAGCGGGCAATATTCGGGAACATATCCAGCCAGCGGGCAAATTTTGTCCCCACGTCGGCAATACGGTTCATCAGCGGCGACAGGATAGGGAACAGCGTGTTACCAATCGCCACGCGAATGGCAAAGAATGTCGCTTTGATACGTTCCCACGGCTCAGCCATTCGTTCGGCCATTTCCTGGGCGCGTTTCATCCCGTCATTTCGGCCCAGCTCGGTGATGCTGCGGTTTAATTTATCCTGCTGGCCGTACAGCTTTTTGATAACGTCAGCACCACCACCGAACGCGGCATCCAGCGCCTGTTGTGCCTTGACGTTCCCTTCAATGCTCTGCCCGTATTTGTTCTGGAGTTTTTGCAGAATGTCGCCCATCGGCAGCATTTTTCCGGTGGCATCGACAAAGCTCATACCCAGCTTTTCAGCGGCAGCCGGGGCGCTGCGTAAAAACTGCTCGTAGATCCCGCTGGCCTCAGTACCCAGCGTGCGCGAAAGCGTACCCAGTACGGCGAACTGTTCATCCAGGCTGACGCCAAAGTCAGCACCGGCGCTTTTCGTCCCCTCGATAAGCTCCTGCATGGTCTGCATTTTCACGCCGAAGTTTTGCACCATGTACGCCGTTTTTCCTGCCAGCTCTTCGGCAAAACGCACATGCCCCAGACTGGACAATTCCGCGTTGAAACGTGACGCCATCGCGCCGATGTATTCGCCTGCCTCTTCGCCGCTGGCCTTGACGCCTGCGGCCAGGGTATTGGCCGCGATGGTAACGCGGGGCAGGTCCAGATCGGACAGGCCCGCCATTGCGCCTTTCATCGCGTAGCTTGACCGGACCACATCAACGGCCCCTTTGCCGTAGCGCATACTGAATCGCATGGCTTCGCCGGACATACGCTTCAGCGCGTCCTCTGCTACGCCTTTGGAACCCACTTCTGCAAGCGCGGCGTTCATCTCATACGCCGGACCCACCACGCCCGCGATGGACTGCGCCACGCCCCAGACAGCCGCCGCACCAATCCCGATTTTTGTAAAAGACTCCTGCGATTTTTCAGCAAAGCCAGACAGCGAAGACTGGGCCGTCTTTAATGGCCGCGTCAGCTTATCGATCAGGCTCAGGGTAAAATCCAGGTGGCTCATATCAGTTTCCGTTAAATGCGATTGCTATCCCTTCCGCCGTCTTACTGGCGCGGGTCTGGGCGAAATATTCATCCAGCCACAGGGCGCGGGCGATGCTTTCTTCGTCGTCGTCTTCGTGCGGGAGGTAATAGCGGCGCAAGGCAAGGTATTGCTCCAGGGCATTCGTGCGAATGGCCGCTACCCGCGCCGTCAGTTTTTTACTTCGATCTCAAGTTTTGGGGAGTAAATTTCGTTAACCTTCTCGACGATCTGCATTTCGCAGCCCGGATAATCTTCCATCAGCTTGTTGAGCGCCTCTTTACACTCGGCATCAACAATGCGGCCCAGATACGTCACCATTGGGGCAACTTTATTGGTCATGGTCATTTCGTTAAGCAGGTTGTTGAACGCGGTTTTATTCGGCTCAAAGCTCAGATTTACGCCCGCCACGGTCATGGCGATTTTTTTCGATTTGCTCATTGTGCTAATTCCTTACGTTGTCGAATGATGCCCACCAGGGCGTTATGTCGGGCGGCGCAGTCGGTATACATCAGCCGGTAGGCTTTCAGCGCCGCGTCAAAGTCACTTCCGGTCGGTCCGGCCAGACGTGGCAACGTGACCGGGCAAAGTGCCAGCTGGTTTTCCTGATAATTTTCGTTCGGCTTGATCTGCACTTTCGTTGAACAACCGGACGTAATCATCAGAAGCACAAACATTGCTAAAAACCGATTTAATGGTTTCCGTGCGGATAACCCGTTCCGTATGAATTTCATTGGCCCTCAGCTCCGCGAGTTTTGCTTCCAGCGCTTCACCAGACTGCTGTGTCACCTCAACAACAATCTGGCGCGTTTGTTCTGCCGCTTCACTGGCAGCGAGTTTCAGCTTTGCGTCGTGCCAGTCATGCGCCTGCCAGCCCGCTGACATTGCAGCTGCCAGAATCAGCAAAAGACCCAGCAAATTGCGCATCAGCGAACCCCGTTATGCTCAAGACTGAAATGGTTCCCGTCCGGCTTACTGAAACGTCCACCCCACGATCCGCCGATAGATTCCCAGTATTCGCCCAGGGGGCGATATGCGGCGCTGTCGGTCTGGTATTCGCCGTTAATAAACAGGTTAAAATCCACCGCAAGGCGCTGGGTATGCAGGCTGTTAGTAATGCCGCTCCCTTTTTTTGCGTTAAGCGCGGCCTGTTCCGGCGTGCGGTACGCTTCGCCAAACGTCAGGCGATAGCCTTTTTCCTGGGCAAAATGAATCAGGCTGGCGATCATCACCGTAAAAAGTTGCTGTTTTTCACTCAGTTTCATTGCGCTTGCTCCCCCATCGCTTGATATACATGTCCAGGCAGCGCTTTAGCCCCGCCTCAATAAACGCACTTCCCAGAATGCCCAGGGCGCAGGCCAGCCCAATGACGACCAGTTCCGGCATATCGGGGAATTTCAGCAGCGGGATTGCGGCCAGCGGTGCGACTGCAGATCCCAGAATCATCCGCCCGACCAGCAGACGGGTTGTGATTCGCTCATTGCTGACCATCAGTTGCCCCAGGCCGATCACGGCCCCGATAAGCAACAGCTTTTCAAGCAGTGACGTTTCTCCGTTCATCATCGTGTCAGCCTTTCAGATCTCGAGTGTCACGGGCTGACAGGTACGGCACGCCGTCAATCGCGACAAAGTCCGGGCTTGTCACCATGAATTTAATTTTTTTCGTGGTTTTGCTGGCCTCGTTGGGGTTGATGTTGACGATGTCGGACAGCGTCGGAACACAGCCAAACACCTCGATTTTTTCTTCGTCATCCCCCGCATTGGCATAGAACAAAAAGTCCTTTGCCGGAATGGCTCGCCAGGAACCTGCGGCACGGGCAACGGCGGTAAACTTTTTAAAGCTCTGGGAATCGACTTCGACTTCCACATCCGCCGAAACTGACCCTTTCGTGTGGCCGTTCGGGATGCCACGCGACTGCGCAACGGCGCTGTTATCCGTAATGGTGACGGTGGCGTTTTCGACGTGAATCATGATGCTGTCGTAGTTCACATCGAACGATCCGCCGCTAATACGTTCAGTCATTGATTAGCTCTCCAGTGAGGTGTCCAGTTCGATGCTGACGCTGATTTCTTTCGCGCTCTCATACGGTCGAACCACAAGGTAAATCTGTACCGCTTCGCTACTGGTCCAGGTGATGGTGATGTCACCGTCCTTTGGTGGCTTCACTTCGCCCGGAAATTCGACGCCATTGATCTGGGTTGAAATCGCCATTTCACGCAGCGGCTTGCCGAAATAGGTTTCATGCGCGGCAATGCTGCCCGGTGTGCTGTTCAGTGAACGATCGGCAATTTTGGGGATAGCACGCAGACGGACGCGTCGGGATGCTTTATCAACCACGCGCACGTTTTCAATGACCTGATAATCGCCGCCTTCAACGTCCAGGGTGCGACCGTCAGCCCAGTAGATGCCGTCATAGTCGTGATACCACATCGGCACGCTGTAGCGGTTCACCTGCAGGGACTGCAACACGGACAGATCAATTTCGGCTCCCGTCCCGTCAACCGGCAGTTTGTCACGCCCCAGCGCGGTGACTGCGCCGGTTGCAACGCGGGCGGGGCTGTCTGCCACCGTCACCGAACGGTTACACAAGCGACCGGCCAGGACGCCGGGTTCATTGCCCCACAGACGCGGGACCAGTTGCACACCCGGTGACGCAATACCGTCCTGGAGTTGTGCCAGGCGCGTCACATAATCGGCCCATGCTTCGCCCTGTTTCGGCCCGCCTATCGCAAGGCCAAACCAGATAAATCGCCCATAATTAGCCTGCAAGGTGATACGCATTTCCGTTGCACGGTTGATGGTTGCCACTTCGTCGGTATCAAATACCAGGAAAACCCCTTCCACGGATGCCACGCTCTGGGCCATCTTGACCGCGTTCATCCAGTCTTCATCTGGTTTATAGCCCTCGGCTTCCTTGTCTGGTTCTGCCAGCACATGCACGTAAGCAAACCAGTTCTGACCGGCGTTATTGGCCGCTGCGGCCACCATATTTTTTAACGGGCTGTCTTTGTCGCCCAGGGCTTTATCCAGATCGCTGCCGGTATTCAGCGACTGGGTTTTCCCGATGTTAGTGTCGCCGTAACCCACAAAGAGGATGACGCGCTCGACGTCGTTCGTTGTGCCGTTGAAGCGGTTTTTCTGACTGACGTTGACATTCGGCCAGGTCATTTTTACCCCCTGATTTGCTGCGCGTTGACGTCCCAGCCGAAGCCGATTGCCTGCATTTGCCGCGCAATAATTTGGTTAAATTCGTCGTTGCTCACCGCCAGAAAAACGCGCCCAGGAATATCAATGGTCCATGTGCGTTTTGAGGGTGTGCCTTTCAGTTTTCGAATCAGTAATCCCGCCTGGGCCATGCTCATGGTTTCCATGATTTGCTTGCTGGACGGCTTAACCCAGCGTTTGCCCTTGCGGGTTTTGTAACCCAGCGCCCGCAGACGCTTGGCCTGTCGCGGTAGCGCTGGCTTGTCAGCCTGCGGCTTACGCGGGGCGTTACTGGCTTTCATCTGGATCCGTGCGCCGTCCTGCTGGACCGCGCCGACCAGACCCGCCGCGATGGGCTTCGTCCCGTTCCGGTAGTTCCCGCCCTTGAGGTAAATTCTTACCCCCTGAATCTCCGGCATTTCGCGCACGGCCAACAGCTTGGGCAGCCCTTTTAACATCTTCCCTTTGCCACGCTTGCGCGGCTCCCACGGCGTACCGTCCGGGGCCGCCTGCTGGCGCTGGTGACGTTTTGCCGCTGCGACAATGCCCAGCTTTGCAATACGCCATAAAAGGCGCTGGCGCTTACGCGGGGGAAGGTCAGCTTTTGCCAGCGTTTCCCGCATCTGCTTTAGCTGTTGCTGGTTCAGCTCCCCACGGATCACGACGCGTCACCACGCTGGACAATAAATTCCAGTTGCGACGCCTCCCAGATTTCGGGGTTTACGATGTCCCATTTCTTGCCCTTGAAAGGGATCGGCCCTTTTTCCACTTCACGCAGGACCAGCGGATCAACCAGCGGGACAACCACATCCAGAATGCATGACCCTTCGTCGTCGAACTCCGGGTCCACGGTGGGATCGGCTAACTTCAGTTCGTCGCGCAGCTCGTTGGCGAACTCATCCACCCAGGCCAGCACCAGGGCATAAATCAGCCCCGGCGAATATTTGCGGTAGGGGAAGTCATCCCACGACAAACGGGCGGTGTAAGTCAGCACTCCGATCCGGCGCTGGTTGTTTCCCAGCGCTTTGGCGTTGCGTACCAGCTCGCAATCCTCCATTGAACTGGAAAACATCTGCATGGCATCAGGCGGCAGATTTGCCGTAATAAACGCCGTCAGGCTTTCAAGCTGGCTCATATCAGATGCACCCCCACGCGTGGTTGCCGCAGCATGTTTCGCATCACGTTGGCCGCCTCGGCCAGCAGGCTGGCGCGGGTGTCCTGGCTTTCCTGCCCCGGATGCGATTCACGCCGCCCGATGGTGGCGAACTCCCCCAGCAAATCGGCCTTTGCGCGGGCGTAGACCGCTTTTTTGTACTGGGCTGTTAACTGGGTTTCGTCGCCCATCTTTGCACCCGGTACATCTGCAGCCCGCTCGCAGGCTTTCGCGTTCCAGTACGTCACCACGTCGGCCAGCGCGTCGTTTACTTCCGCAATAGCAGCCAGCAGGGCCACGCCTGCGGTTTCTGGCGGCAGATCGGCGGGTAGCGTGCGCACCTTCTGAAACTCGGCCAGATCGAGATCGGGCCAGAATGTCACGCCGTTGGTGATCGCTGTTGGCGTCACCGTCACCGGCTTGCCGCTGATACTGAAACTTGGGCCACTCATTGGCGCACCTCGGTTTTGCAATAGAAACGGGCTAACGGGTTCCACGGCCAACAACCGCATGGTTGATGCCTCCCCCGCGCCCGTCCCGGCTTGCGGGAGTCGTTAAAGCTGGGTCAGGCCGTTAATCCGGGCGCGGATTTTTTCGCGCATGGTCTTAACTCCGGCGTTTTTGTTGTACGCCGCCGCCTGGGCCAAAAGGGCGTCGGCCTGCTCCAGCGTGTTCACATCATCCACGGCAGTGGCACGCGGCTGCCCCTTCTCGTCGCGCAGCAGGTAAAGACCGGCGAACTTGAACCACTTCGCGTTAATGTCTTCGTGCAAACGCCACTTTTCGCGGATGTTTTCAAACGTGCGGCTGAAATAGGGTTCGATGCTGTGACCGGCTTCCGCCTGCATGATCGCCCACTCCAGCACCGTGTCGGCCACAAAGGCAGGCAGGTTGCTTTTGAAGTTTTCCGGCGTGGCCTGGCTCTCACTGATAGCCACGTCAGCCCAGTCCAGCGCCTTGCCCATTTCCCCCGTATCGAACAGCCAGATCACGCAGTAAACCAGGGCCGGATTGGCAAAGCGGGCATCACCGGCGAGATATGCCTCGACGGTCGGCATCCAGCGCGGCAAAAGAACGTCGCGCTTCATGTCCATGCGTTCTGCACGCGTCAGACTGCGAAGCCGTTCAACATCCCTTTCCAGCTCCAGCATTTGAATGTGAAAGCTGACCGGCGATGCCGTCAGGGCTTCGCACTTATCCAGCGCCTTTGTGGCTTTCACGCGTGCTCGGTGTCGCTGACACGGGGTCATGGCCATTTTTACGCGCCCCCTCCCGGTGCAACTTCGCCGGTCGCAAGGGTGATTTTGTCGAATGCCGCATACAGCTCGTCATGCTCGACGCCGTAACCTTCCATGCGCAGATAGTTATTCTCGAAGCGCTTGCGGTCGTCGTTCCATTCCGCTTTACGCTTACGTGTGCCCTGCTGGGTATAGATATGCAGGTTGTCCAGCGTGGTGACGATAAGGCGCCCCTCCGGCATAAACGGCGGGGTGTACACGGTACGGCCAGCAATCTGGCGGCCAATAAGCTGCGCGGCGACTTTCTCAGTCGGGCGATCAATCTTATTCATCATGGTGGTGGCGTCGTTGCCGATAAGGTCAGCGGAAGCCAGCACAACCAGGCGCGGGTCATTGCGGAATGGCTCATAAATGCAGGTGTGCACCAGGTCAGTGACTGCCGCATCCAGACCAATAAAGTCAGCACCCGACGCGCCGATAGTGACGGCATCAGAAATAATCTGCTCAGATGAACGGTCTTTAACGATTTTGTGCCAGCCGATGTTGACGTCTTCGCCATTCGGGTTGGCTTCCGGGTCTGTATCTTCTGCAACACTCGTTCCGTTGAACGCCACGCGCAGCATATCCAGCGCGAAAGATTCGTTGCTGAATGCCTGAATACGCTGGAAGAACTCCTCTTCGCTGCCCGCGTTCGCCCAGACAACCAGCAGGGAGTAAGGCAGATACGAACCGGAATCCGTTTCTACCAGCTTGTACTCGTTACCGGACACGCCCAGGGCGCGGGAGAAACGACCATCTTTTTTACGCCCGGTGTAAATACCCGGTTTACCGGTGCTGACCACCTGGCCGGTGATCTGGTCCACATCCAGCACATTGGGCAGCAGGCGCAGGAACTCAGAACTTTGCAGCAGGGCATTGCGCAGCTGGGTTTCTTTCGGATTTGTCAGCGAGAAGTAGCGCGACGTGTCCACCTGGCCGTTAGCTTTCGCCAGGCCTGCGGCAAACTTACGCAGCATCTGCTCTGCTTTTGGGGTTAATTGCATAATCTTTTATTCCTGAAAAGAATGGCTGTTAAACAAACTCAAACGGTTCTTTGCTTCCGCCTGGCGCACTGCCAGGGCGGCGCGTATTGCCGTTTTCCATCGCTGACAACTTAGTCAGGACGGTAGTCAGCTGCGTGGTAAGGTTGTCCATCTGGTTGCCAGCTGGCTGGCGACGGGCGGAAAAGTCACGGCGACGGCTGGCGCGTGGGCGCTTCGCTGGCGTCACATTGAATGACTTCATGACTTTTGCCAGGTTGGCTTTGGCGGCGCTGAATTCTTCCGCTTTGACTTCGTCTTCCGGGTTTTCGATAACGTCCTGCGCCAGCTCGGCCACCTCGTCGGCAGCATCAGCGATCTGGGCGGCAACATCTGCCACCACATCAGCGGCCTGTTCAGGGGTATCAACCGTGTCAGCATCACCCGTTGCGGCGTCTTTACCGCTTTTAAGCAGATCCAGCATTTGCTGAATGAGCGCTTTTAATTCTTCCATTTTTTCTCCGTCGCCCTCGGTGGGCTTGTCAGTGTTTGGCTCTGGGGTTGGCGTAAAATCTTTACTGGCCGAAAATAAACGCGACCAGAAAGAATTTTTTTTATCCGGTTTACTTGTCTGTAATTTTCCTAAACTGAATGTTTCCAGACTCCCGCGTTCGGCGTCCTTTTCTTCACCGGCTAAAACGAATTTAAGTTTTTCCGTTCCCAGACTTGCCGGAATATCCGTCACAGCCAGCCCAAAAAGATATTCACGACCACTGCCTGCAAAATCAGTGACAAATTCTGCTGACGTAAATAACTTTTGCCCCTGCCGATTGGCATCAATTAAAAATTGATTTGGGATTAACTGGGCATATAACTTCGTGACATCACCTTCCGTTTCCACTTTCAGCGCGTCCACTTCCCCCAGATTGCAGGTAAATTCACGTTCGCTGATATCGCATTGCGGATGGTGCGGCCAAATCATGGCCGTGTAGGTTTTGCGGGTGTAGGTTTCTGCCGCATCAATCAACCATTGCGGTTCAATGGTGCGACCGTCCACAGCCTTTCCAGATGTGGCAATACATAGCCAATCCGTGCGGTAATGAGATTGCGGCATAACTGACCTTTAATAATGAATTTAATAACAATGATTCGTTTGTGGTGGTCAGTATTGCGAATTGATTAAAACAGCGCGACCGCTTTATTTCTTATGTATTCGGTTATAAATACATAGCCACTTTTTACCGATATTTAATTATCAATTCTGCAAAATAATCCCGCCATAATAGCCGCATGGCTAAATATTCCGATGAATTAAAAGAAGCGGCCCGCACGCTTTATATGAAAAGCTGGACGCCGAAAGATATTGCGCAGGAACTGAATATTCCACCGCGTACAATTTACCACTGGGCTGATGTCGGGAAGTGGGCATCACTGCTGCCTGTTGAATCGGTGGAAAATGTCATCGCCCGCCGTATCGACCAGCTCTCCCGCCGCGAGAAAAAAACAGCGCTGGAACTGGAAGAACTGCGCGATCTGATTGCTCACCATGTGAAACTCATGGCGCAGCGCAACAAACACGCCGAAAAGCTGGCAGAAATTCAGGCCCAGAAAGCGGCTTATGATGGTGAAGGGTACTGCCTCAGCAGCGCAGGCGGGGAACCAGAGGAAAGAAAGCGCCGGTATAAGAAAAACGACGTTTCCGGTATTACACCGGAAATGCTCGACACCTGGGCGCGGGAACATCTCTTCGAGTACCAGCTGCACTGCCGCGAACATAAAGGCGAAGACTGGCGCTTCATTCTGAAAAGCCGACAGGTCGGCATGACCTATTATTTCGCCTGGGAGGCATTCGAAGATGCTGTCATTACCGGTGATAACCAGGTCTTTTTCTCTGCAAGCCGCTCCCAGTCTGAAATCTTCCGTGAATACATCGTCCAGATCGCCCAGAACCATTTCGGCGTGACGCTGACGGGTAAAAATATCCGCCTCAGCAACGGCGCAATACTGCGCTTTTTGTCCACGAACGCCAGCACCGCGCAGGGCTTTAACGGCCACCTGTATGGCGATGAGGTTTTCTGGATCCCGAAATTCACGCGCCTGCACGAAGTTGCCAGCGCAATGGCAACGCATAACAAATACCGGACGACCTACTTTTCGACGCCCAGCGCGAAAACGCACCAGGCTTACCCGGTATGGACTGGCGAAGCCTGGCGCGGGGACGACCCGAAACGCAAAGGTGTGGCGTTCCCGACAGAAAGCGAAATGCGCCAGGGTATTCTCTGCCCGGACCAGATCTGGCGCTACATCATAACGATGGAAGACGCTATCGAAGGTGGCCTCGGTGCGCTTGTCGATATTGAACGGCTGCGCAACAAATACAGCCCGACCGCGTTCGCCATGCTCTACATGTGCCAGTTTGTTGACAGTAAGGACGCGGTGTTCAAGTTCTCCGCGCTTGTCGGCTGCGAAGTGGACCGGGCCACATGGGGCGACTTTGATCTGACCGCTGCGCGGCCCTTCGGCAATCGCGAAGTATGGGCAGGCTTTGACCCGTCACGATCCGGCGACAACTCCACCTTTGTGTTAATCGCGCCCCCCATAGAGGACGGCGAGCGCTTCCGCGTGCTGGCCGTCTGGCAATGGCAGGGCTTTAACTTCAGCTGGCAGGCCGACCAGATAAAGCAGCTTATGCGCCGCTTTAACATCACTTACATCGGGATCGATACAACCGGCATTGGTAAGGGCGTTTATGACCTGGTCAGCAAGTTTGCACCGCGCGAAGCCACACCCATTCTTTACAGCGTCGAAAGCAAAAACCGTCTGGTAATGAAGATGATCGACGTTGTCGAGCGTAAGCGCATCGAATGGGCAAAAGACGCCGTAGACGAAACGAACAAAGAGCGCGTCGAAATTCCGGCCAGCTTTATGGCTATCCGGCGCACGACAACCAACAGCGGCAACGCGCTGACGTTTGTTGCCGAACGTTCAGACGCGACCGGCCATGCAGATGTTTTCTTCGCTATCTCGCACGCCGTAATTAACGAACCTATCGATCACGAATATGACCGCCCATCGGGCTGGTACTTTGGGAAAGCAGCATGACAAAGAAACAGCGTAATAATAAAAAATTCAGGTCCATGACCGGCAGCAAGGTTGAATCCTTCACGCCAGGGCGCGGAAGCGTGATCACATTTGGCGAACCCGAACCCATCCTGACGACCGGCACTGATTATCACAATATCTGGTATGACAATGAGTATGACCACTGGCGACTCCCGATTGATCGCCTGGCGCTGGCCCAGTTGCCGAACCTTAACGGCCAGCACGGTGGGGTACTGTATGCGCGGCGCAATATGGTTGCCGGTGGCTACATCGGCGGCGGCCTGACGCCTGACCAGGTCGAACAGGCTGTCTTTGATTACCTGCTGTTTGGTGACGTCGCTATCCTGAAAATTCGTAACGTATTCGGGGAAGTGATCGACCTGCTGCCGCTGCCGTCGCTGTATCTGCGCTGCCGAAAAGACGGGGCGTTTGCTGTTTTGCAGGAAGGGCCAGCACTTATCTATGAACCGGAAGACATCGTCTTTTTTAAAATGTACGACCCGCGCCAGCAGGTGTATGGCCTGCCTGACTATATCGGCGGCATCCATTCGGTGTTACTCAACAGTGAGGCAACCATCTTCCGACGCCGTTACTACAATAATGGGGCACATATGGGCTTTATTCTCTATACCAGCGATCCGAATCTTACGCTGGAAATGGAAAATGAAATCAAAGAGAAGATCGCCCAGTCCAAAGGGCTGGGTAACTTCCGAAATATGTTTATCAACATCCCGAAGGGCGACCCGGAAGGGGTTAAAATCATGCCAGTGGGTGAAGTCAGCGCAAAGGATGAATTTGCCAACATCAAAGGGATAACCGCGCAGGATATCTTTACCGCCCACCGTTTCCCCGCTGGCCTGGCGGGTATCATCCCGACCAACGGCGCGGTAATGGGCAACCCTGAAACCGCCCGCACAACCTATCGCAAGGATGAAGTTATCCCCTTGCAGCGCAAGCTAATGAACGGCGTCAATAATGACCCGGAGATCCCCGCACACTTGCACCTGGTTTTTGACGTGGATATCCCGGCAATTGCCACCGAAAAGGGCGAAAAATGAGCGCAGTTAAGTTAAAATCCCCCCCATTATTAGCAATGGCGTGCGGGATGGTGAACATGCGAGTTTTTAAAATTAAATGTCCTGAATGCGGCTCACCGGCCATCATTCGCAAATCTGACTGGAAAGATAAAAAACTGGCGTCTTTATACTGTGGCTGCACAGAAGTGGAATGTGGTCATACATTTGTTTATAGCGTTGAGTTTTCACATACCCTCAGCCCCAGCGGGCTGACCGGCAACAAGCTGGTTAAATTCCTGATTGACCGGCTCAAGCCGGAAGAACGTCAATTCGCGCTGGACC